CCTGCCTACTGATCATTGACCAGTATTCCATGACGGATTTCTCCGTTAACTTACCTTTTCAGGTCCGTTGACTGATTAACATCCAAGTGTTGTACTTAAGATGTCTCAGTTTACGTCTAAGATAGTTCCTAGGGTGGTCTCGAATTCAAGATTTAAGAGACTACCTGAAGGGTCTTAGACTAGTGAGCTTGTGCTCTATTTAGAGTAGGTCGCAAGTAAAATTGACCTTAATCTTAACCTCTAGTGGTATAGTGATACCCTCTAGTTGCAAAATAATTCACTGCTATCGAATCAAAGCCAAAGCCTCGGATGGACAACACTACCAAGTTAGTAGGTTGTCACAAACAGGGTCTTGCTCATTCGAACCGAAGTCATACTACGGTTTCTAGCAGATCTCCTAAACAGAGGTCTAATGATAAGTTGACACTTAAAGTTGAAAGGAAAAAGACAATCCACTCTTATGTGAATTGTCTTCGACTCTTTCATCATACTCACTTCAGTGGGAAATTTGGATTTTCCAGTGAAGCACAGTATCATCACTTCGTGCGTGTCATGGCACCATATAGCTTTTCCGAACTGCCAAAAGTTTTTAAAGGACTTTTAGCAGATACGTTCAGCATTATGTTAGACCAGGACAGACCAGATGTCCCTCTCGAGGGTAATCACCTATTCTATCCTAGTTATCGCCGACACATTCACTTAGCATCAACAAGCTCAAAGATAGATCGAGTTAAGTACTTTTGGGATTTAATGCAAACTAAAGCAGTTGCTGCTCCGGTAACGGAACAGTTTGTTAAGGAAGCACTAATCAAACACTCACGTACTGTAAGCAAAGTTACAAGAACTGAACCAGAGATTCTGGATGAGTTCGCTGAATTTTGCCGTCCAGTAATGGAGGACGCCCTTGAATACTTGAAAACGCAATCATTTTCACTACCAAACTGTCACTCTTCCTATGAGACTCCACGGAGTAAAGGAGGAGTGTCAGCACATTGGCCAGTGGAGGATTCGGAGTTGATTCAGCCCATTTACCCCAGACTGGACCCTGTCACTGTTCTTGTGACTGGACCACCAGGTTGTGGCAAATCTCTTCTTCAAACCAAAGTAGCTAAGCTTCTTTCAAAACGCTTAGGATCTACTTACCCTGATACTATGTATAGCAGAAATGCCAACACAGAACATTGGGACGGTTATAAGAATCAGCCGTTGGTATTAGTAGATGATTTCCTACAAATTAATTTAGGAAACACTACAAATACTCAGGCAACGGAGAAGGAGCTGATTGCATTAAATTCAACTGTTGATTATGTTTGTCCTATGGCAAAACTAGAAGAAAAGGGTAGGCTATTCAATAGTCCCCTTATAGTTTATTCTTCAAATATGTCATTTGAGAACATGATGCAGTTGTTTACAAAAATCAACACGTCTGATCGTGCGCTGTTCCGAAGGTTCGACTATGTAGTTGAATATCACAAAGGAAACTGGGTTATTAAGACCCCCTTTGAAATAACCGGCTACAGAACCATCAATTTCCAGCACATTTTCCAGACTAGGAATCCAGCAGAGATCGCAAGAAAACTCGAATCTGAGTTGGTGAGTTCTTGGACTCACCGATGCCACACTTACTCGCAAATTTATGAAGAAGTGTACACCGTTCCTCTCAAAGGAACATCCGTTCAAGCGCTTAGGGTTCCAAGGGAATTGACCCCACACAACCGTGTGAAGGTTTCTCCCGTCGTGGAACCACTGAAGATCCGAACCATAACAATTGGTACAGCAAGAAATTTTATTCTCAAACCACTTCAGGAATGTCTTTTAAAGGCACTACAGAAGTATCCTGAGTTTAAACCTTGTTTTACACCAAAATATGATGAGGAGCTTTATCAGTTAGCTTCAAATGCGGAAGTCTACCTATCAGGTGATTATTCATCTGCGACAGATGGTCTACATTCGGATCTTTTTAGATCCGGCTTTAGATTTCTAGCAGAAGGTCTACCACCTTGGATGAAAGACGATTTTGAGAGGGAAATACAACCACATCTGTGTGAATACCCTAAAAAGTATGGAATACCAGACACTTACCAGACAAATGGACAATTGATGGGATCACTCCTATCTTTCCCACTTCTCTGTTTAGCGAATGCATTCACACTTTGCAAGGCAACAGGGAAGAGCCTCGGCTCAATTCCTGCACTTTTACACGGTGATGACGTTGCAGCCTTCATCTCACAGAAAGAAATTAATACCTGGAAAGAGTTCTGCCCAAAAGTAGGACTCGGCCTTAGTGTTGGTAAAAACTATGTAGATGAAGACTTTGTGTCCATTGACTCACAAGTGTTTATGCCAAAGTTCAGGACAAAACTGGGGACCGGTAAATACCGGTGTTACCAGACTCATGCTGAACAAGCTATAACACGATTGCTTGAAAAGGGACTACCAAAACCACTAGTTGTGTCATTAATGAATAAGAATGGTTTGTTGAAAAACACTCCACGCTCCATTGACGTCTCAACTAAGTTTGGTGGTCTTGGTGTTGAAGGTGAACCTTTTGATCTTCGATCCAAAGCCATTTGGTGGGATAAGGTACAAAAACATATTGGTAGTGTTAAACTATCCAATGTTTTCCAGTACACATTGCCCACGGAAAGGCTAAAGGAATTTGATCTAAAGTTGACCCCGAAGTGTGAGGATAGGCCTATTGTGGATAATAGGAAACTGTTTAGACTAATCGAGAAATTTGAAAAACTTGATGAAGTCCCAGAGTTCCCCCATATGGACCTACCCTCAGTTGGTACTGTCTTCCGTAAGAATCGTGACCCCATTTTAGAGAATATGATTCAGAGTACACTTGATGATCTCACACATTGTGAAGGTCGAAGTGCATTCTGGCTCTAAGTTCAAGGTAC